GCTCTATTAAACCCACCACGATACAGTTTATATACAGGTGTTCTTGTATCTAATCCATATAATAAACTATATACCTCATCGTGATTATCAATACAATATTTTTCAGGCATCACTGCTTGAATTCAAACTCTATTATAGGTCAAATCTTCATCACCATCTGTTATAGTAACTTGATTTGGAGTTTGTACCTTTATAATAAAATTATCCGTAAATTGCGACATTTGGTCGAAAAACGGAGCTACATAATCCTTTGTAGGAAGGTATTCCTTACCTTTAATGATGGTAGGTTTTCCTTTCATTAATAGGTCTTGCGTAATTTCCATTATATTTCTTTTAGAAATATCTTTGCAATCTTATTAAACTCTATATCGCTCATTCCACGATTTTTGTTCATAAGACTATCTCAATCTCATTCCGCAGCACCTTGTCTAGTAAGTTTTCTGCCTTTCTTTAATTCTTCACGAATAAAATAAGCTTCTAATATACGACCTTCCAGTTTAGTTAAACCGTATGCTACAATGCAAATGGTTCAACCTGTTGTAAGATACTTTGATACTAATTCAGTGCCTTTCTTATTTTGTTTATGACTAAACGCTCTAGATTTTAAAATAGCATTTCATGTAGTACCATACACCGTTTTACCTTCTCCGATGTATGCAATACGTCCAGCGGGATCATAAATAAAATAAAGTCCGGAATCTCTCTTATTTGATATATCTCTCTTTGAAAAATATGAATCTACGTCAAGAACCTTGTTTAGATTTACAAAACAACCTCAATTTGGGTGTGTGCGAATCTTAAATCCGGTTCCAAAATTCATAATCTATTAAAAAAATAAAGGCCGAGTACCATAAAGATACCCGGCCTTATTTTACCTATTTAGCCGAATGGTTAAATACTAGAACTGACGCTCGTTACCAAATACGATGTAGGTTCCTTCCTTCGTGTTAGTAGAAGGAGTATAATCTAGCGTGAAAGCAAGATCCTTACCCTCAGTAACATGATACACGATCACACACTCAAGATCGGTCTTTACATCACCCATGATTTTCTTAGCAGCTTTCTCAGCATCGGCTTTCATACCAGCAGTAGCTAGTACAGTACCGTTGTCCTTTCTGCGAATCTCATAGACACGCTCGATATTTTTCTTACCCTCAACCACGTTATTGGTGAACTTATAAGGACGCTCACGGGTATCGGCGGAACCACCATTAACAACAACCATAAGACCTACGCCCTCGGCATTAGCAAGATGATTCTTCTGGAGAGAATCGATAGCAAACTCCTTGAAAGACTTGTCGGTAACAGGAGAATTTGCATTCTTCCAGCTCTGAGTAACATTACGTACAACAGTTAAACCCATTTCAGCGGCCTTAGCCTTGGCTTCCTCAATAGAGAAAGCATTAATTTCAAAACGCTTCATAATCAATAAATTTTAAACATATTAATCCAAGAGGATTCTTTATCCATCTCTAATCCTCACAAAGAGATTTTGATTTCTTTAACAATTTGTATCTATCGAAATCAACAATACAAAGATACAAATAATTTTTGTATTTACCAAAAATATTTTGAATTTTTTATTCAAAATTAATTTCGGCCTTCCATCCGAACATTTCGTACGCAGCTATCCTTTTTAATAAATCTTGACCACGTTTTAAACCTTTGTCAAGCCATCTATCATTAAGATTATAACACGCACTATCAAATGTTCCAAACGTTTGGACTACTAAGAAGTTTGCTTCTGAAGTCCACCCAGTTTCTTTAGTTGCTCCATATTTCTTAGAGCAATATAGTTGTAAAATCCAAAGATAAAGACCTAATTGTTGATGATAGCTATATTTTACAAGTGAACCGTATTCTCTGTTCATAAACCAAGCAACCGGATGTCCTGTTGTTTTTAAATCGTTTAGAACGAGTTTTTTGTCAAGTTCGTTTACAGTATAATTATCAGCTTTCATCTTAAACTTAAGTGTACAGCACTTTGTACCTTTGTATGTTACAAGAAAATCGATAAAGAAAGCGATTTCATTATATGATTCTATAGGAGTCCCAAGAGAATCAACAGCATGTAATTTTTCCATTATGCTTTTATTATTGTAACAGGAATTTAAACATCCTTCTACAATATCATAATCAGCATCAGATAGAAAAATCTCTTCTTTATTTGGATCCTTCCATCTTGGGGCGTCTAACGCTTCCCAATAAGGCGTTCCTTTTTCAATAATAGATGAAATTTTTCTATCTATTTGGTTTACATAATATTGAACTTCTTTACATGCTTTTCTAATCGCTTTAACTCGATCCATTCCATCTTTCTCATAGTTATAAACTTTCTCTACTACATCACCTAATTTTGCAGTAGGTCTGCCCATTTTTGGAGCTAATGCGAAAGATTCTGGTTGAAGTAACATACAATGTACGCCAGAGCCTACTTTAAGAGATTGTGTCGTAAAGTGTGGAGGATTCTGATATTGATCAGGAGATCCTCCATCTTTAGGACTTATATATTTTAGACGACTATTGCTTATATATTGTCTATACTTTTCTGAAAAGTATGTATCGTCGTCCATGTCTACTCTTCGTATAGAATCTAAAAGTGGTATTATCTTGAAATCTGAAAGTCTAACGTTCATTATCCATTAATTTTAATTTAATGAACGTGTTCATCCTTTCAATTTCTTTATTTATATATTCAGAACCAGGAATATCTGCGCCATTCATCGGATAAATTGATGTAATAACATTATCTTTTCCAACATATGCAATTCTTGGAAATTCATCAGGTCCTAATATAATTTTTATTGCAACTTCATAAGGTAATAATCCGATAATAATTCTACTAATTACATCAGACATATAACGTCTCAAAATTGTATCCTTATAAACAAAGACATCATATTTCTCAGAAAGTATATCAAGCAGCATTAAATCGGAAGTTGTTAACTTCGGATTACAATGTAGGATAAACCGTTCACAAAAGTTGTTACTCATATTATTTTATATGTAGATTGAGATCATAAATCCTTCTATGTCCAACATTATAGTATCTATTATGTGGTGCATCCATTAAATAACAGAAAATTCCGTTATCTGTAGCATCTTTATAATTAGCGAATTTATCGTCTATTAAAATAGATACATTGTGCTGTTTCATCAAATCCAGTTTACTTTCATTCCAAGGGACTGCATAAACTGGAGCACAAGGAAAACCATTTCTTTCAAGATTTTCTTTTGTCCATTCAACTGGAATACTACGGCTAGTGATATAAAGATCTGGTTCAAAACTAGGCATATGTTTAGTTTCAAGGGTTGTCCAGAATTCTTTATCTGTTGATAGTTCATTTAACTTATCTTTCATCTGATAAGTAGCATTCCAATAATCGTTTAGTTTGATCCCCGTCTTCTTTTCAAAACCTCCAATAAAGTCTAGACATACATCGTCTATATCTAGAGCTACGATTGGACGATTGATAGGAAGGAACTGACGATCATCACCAGCGGGGTTTATTTGGAAATATTCAGCAAGCATCAACGCATCTGCTGCAACATGTGCAATAGATAGAGTGCCGTCTTCTACAAAATCAACACCCTTTTCAAAATCTAACAAATGTTTTTTCAAATTAGAAAGAACACTTGTCCACGACAATCCAGTTTTCCATTCTCCTGGATAATGATCATTAAGTTTGGAATTAAGTACTTTATGTACTTCCTCAATTCCTCTAGTCGGAATTAAGTCGTATCTCATATTTCTCAGTCTCTTTATTAAATACAATATTATCGTATGCTTCTAATCTATAATATTTATTATCAATGCATACAACAGGACAATTTGTGCATTTAGCTTCTTCCTCTGTAGTTACAAGATAATCAGGTAGTTCGCTTTTAGGAAGATATATTGGGTCCCAATCGCCTACGTTTATGCTGATTCTTTCAACATGATTCGGAATATAGTCTTCTAGGTATTCAGACCAATAGCAACAATCATCACATAAATAACATTCTCCCCATTCAGACCAATGAAGTTCATCAGGTAGACCATCTTCATCACAATTATAGAAAGTTCTTCCACAATTATCGCACACTAATGATTCTCCACTATAACCTCCATCTGTAGAATCTAATGCTAATGACGATAGTTCTGTTGTTAATAGTAAACGATCTTCAGATAGATATCTAAATGAATCCACATATGGATAATATGCGTATCGCTTACTTAACTTAATACTAAAATTAATAGGCTTTGCAGAAGAATAATCATCGTCTGGAGTTAGCCACATTTGTTCTTCACCTGTATGAAGTAATGAGTTATTTTCTCTGATTATCCATTTATTTTCTTTTGCGTAATCCGTAAAGCATTGTTCAAGATAATCATAGCAAACATAGATTCTATCAAGAATTGTAGTGTTTTCGTCAATTTCCCAAACAATAGCACGACCAGTTAACTTGCCATCCTTTGTTGTGATTAGCATTTTTGCATTATCAACATAAATGTCAAAGAAATCTTGAGCTTCGGAATGACGCATGCAACTATTTCCAAGAGAACCTTTAACGGAATAGTAATGTTCATCAAGATACCATTTTCTAATATCTTCTCCAGAAACTAATTCAAAATTGTTACATTGACAAATTTCTGATTTAAATGCATTAACGAAAAGCTCCCATTCACGTTGGGAGAATTGTTTTGTAATAGCAGCTTGAAAAACTTTTCCAATTCTCCCTTCTTGTCTATTTTTTCTAGACCAAACACCATTTCTGGAATATTCTGGAGTTTTATCTTTAGGCAAAAAAGAAATTAAGAAACTTCCATCCATTCTAATTGTTAACATTGACATTTCTCCTGTGAGATGTGAATTAACAATCTTTTCTTGAATAGCGCTTCTTATTTTATCTGGAATAAACTGCTGAACATTTATTGTTTGATTTACTAAATCATCGATTCTTAATATCTCATTAGCTATTTTATTGCCGTTTCGATCTAGTTCTTGAATAACCCCACGTAAAGTACCGCTTAAAAACGGCAAAGTTTCACAAGCCATATTTTATTAATTTAACGAATTTAATATTTTTTGAGCAATAAAGAAAGCCAGGTCCTTAGAGATGTCCTCGTCTTTATTTGGAACTGGTTCTACTTGTAATTCATTAACGACAATTTCGTCGCTTTCGTCATTATACTCCAAAGGGATTACAATAGCTCTATCTGGAGTACTTATGGCAATTTTTAAATGTTTCATATAACTAAAAAATCCGATGATTACTCATCGGATTTCGCATAATGTTTAATTAAATCATAAAACGCTTCTTTATCCATCATGACAACTTCGCCTGCAGATAAAAAATTAACGTTTGCTTTCTCTTGTTTGTTTCAAATTAATACAAATGATTTTGGATCAACTGTTGATTCCTCTCTAATTTTAAAATATTGAGGTGTATTTATAGTTCGTTTCAATTGTATGTTAAATGGAAGCTGTTTATTTGTATCGATTAAATCGACCTTATTATTATCAGTTCTTTTAGACTCACTTCTGGCAGTAACAACACCTGTAAAACCTAGATCTCGTAGTTCTTTAGCAATCCTACACTCATATTTATTTCCTCTTGCTTTATTACGAGCACCTAATCCACGTCTTTTAGGTTTCTTTTCAATATCTTCTTCTGTTGGCAAGACTATTTCCTTTTGTTTAGTTTTCGCCATAGTATTGTTTTGTAAGATTAATCAAATCTAGTGTTTTCTTATATCCATATAGTTTTCTATAATCAGATATATCTTTTGCATCATTTCTGTTTAATTTTAAACAGATTAAATTCGGAAATTCTTTATGAAATTTATTCATCGCTGAAACACCAGGAAGATCGTTATCATACAAAAGATATACTCGTTTAAAACGTTTACATAAACTTGTATATTGATCTTTTGTAAGAAATTGATTTTCTGAACAAGGTGCTATAGCAGGAATTCCAAATTCATATAGACACATAACATCTTTCATAGCTTTTGTAACAACAACGTATTCTCCAGCCTCTCTAGGAAGCATATGAGCTCCTTGAATTTGATTACCTTTTCAGTTAGATATGAATTTATAACTTTTTCTGCCTGGAAAATAAATTCTTCAAAACTCACTTCCATCCTTTATACCACCATAATATCCAAATACTAACTTATTATCCACATTTTGATAAAACAATTGATCGTTCAATCACGCTTTATCAACAGGATATACTCTAAATTTCTCTAGAGTATTCTTTGTTATTCCATAAGATAACCATCAACTTAATTCTCTTTCATTAAAATCTCTAGTTTGTATTTGAATTCTTGTGGCTTCTTTCTCTTCAAATTTGATTCCGGAATATTCAATTTTAGGACGATGTTTAGTCAAATCCGTACGTCGAATTATTCCGAAATCATTAGCTATTATTTGAAGAGCCATATAGTAACTACACTGAAACTTCTCCATAACCACGGCGAAAGCGTCACCGCTAAAAGCGCCTGAAAAATCTTTCATTATTAATCTACCACGTCTGTCTCTATAAAATGAACAGGTAGGTTTATCGTCCTTACGAAGAGGACTTCTAAATAGACCTTTCTGAATAGGTACCCCCAAATAATGTTCCATTATTTGTTCTTCTGATACCCTATTTAAGATAATTTCTTTTGTTATGTTGATAGGTTCAAGTGATAGTTCCATTTATCTTAGAATGGAAGATCCGCAGAAGAATCTATATCAAGTGCATCAGCTACGCCTTCTAATGTAGCATTACTGTTGGATGTCATATTAGTAGGACGATTATTCTGTGCAGTATCGATTCTTCTCTGTTCTGATTGAGAAAGAGTTAGATTATGACCAATGAATCTAGTAGCAATTCCAAGAGCACCTGCACGATTAATCTTTGCAGGGAAACCAGGAATTGAATTAAATCCATTGGACTGCGGAACAAGCTTGATTTCTACCTCAGTGCCAATATAAGGATCGGTAAGAACTTTAGAAAGTTTAACGAGTTTAGTGAAATCAAGATCAGCAGTATTGACTTTCTTATCATTACCGTTCTGATCTTTAATTACAACATTATCGTTATCAATCATATCGCCAATCTTTGAATCAAGAGCATCAAAGATTTGACGAAGACTTACCATAAAATGTTCTACTTGAGAAGGATTCTCACCAAATTGAGACTGTGTTCTTTCTTTAGAAGTAGGCTCAAAGAAGTTATGAGTAAACTCACCATGTCCTTCAACATCAAGAGCAAGAGTCATTGTTTGATAAACGCTTCCATCCTTCTGAGAAGTGATAGAACCAAGGGTTAAACCATTAAACTTTGCCTTATGAATACCGGCAGAAAGGAAATTACCACTCTCTTTTAGGCCTGTGGTCTGGGCCATATTAAACATTCCCATATTTCAAATACTTTAAATTATATAACTAAAAGGGCAGGTCATCATCTGCCATAATATTTTCAATTTCCGTTTGTATTTCAGAATCGTTTAAAGAAGACATGTCTCCTTCTTCCTGTGTTAGATCAGATTTCTCTTCTTCTATTTTTATAGGAACAAGTTTCCAAATACTTTCTTTAAATTCTTCTAAATTAAAAAATGTTCCGAATTGCGATAGAGTTGCATGTTTTTCTCCTCTAAACGCTACAGTACCAGCTTTAGTTAAGCGGTTGCCATCCATCCTATCTGTGAAAACTTCCGCTTTACCAATAATAGGTATAGATTTACCTATACCTTCACTCCAATACTGTATAGAAATTCTATCATCGGCTTTTGCATCAAGTTTATCTAATGCGTTTTTAGATAACTTAAGTTTGTTATCTTGAACTTCAAGATCAATATCTCCACATGGAGCATTAATCTCTTTTGTTTTGGGTTTGTATCCGTCTACTTTTACGTTAGATACGGTTCCCGTTGTTTCATCAAAAACAAATGATATTTTAAGCATTAGCTAGACTAGGATAAATTCGCTCCCAATGAGAGGTAAATGAGCCATCATCATTTCTTTCAGCAACGATGATATCTTTATTTGCCAAGTGTTGAGGTCTTGCACCAGTTAACACTTCTCCATCAGAACCGAATTGAATACAAAGATTTGAAAACTCATCTCTATGTACATACCCAATTGCATCAGATCTTGCTGATAAAACTCTTTTAAGTTTACCTGTTAAATCTAGATCTTTAACAGAACCCTCAAGATTTTCATTTAACGAAACATCTTTAACGTGTCCACAAATAATTATGTTATCAGCAGCGCTTGCGATCAAATCAATAATGGTTTCTACAGCCTGTCTTAAAAAGGCATATCCTGATCCATTAGGAAGTCTTGTTACATCAGTAACATTTCCATATTTATCAGAATAAACTGGAGAATTTCTATATATTTGAATAGCAACGGGTTTAGCCATTTCTTCTACAGCCGTGATGGTATCTATCGTTATATAACGATAAGGCTTTCCTGCTTCGCGTATTGCTTTAATAACTTCTTTTAGTTCCTGTAAAGTATTAATCTTTACTTTAAGTGCTGAAACATAGGTTGATCCATTTTCAAAGTCTAAAATCAGATTGTTTTCTAATGTACTTAGAATTGTTGTTTTGCCGACTTTAGGAAGTCCAAATAAGATTAAATATTTTGGATCCTGAGTTTCGGCTGGAACTTTTGTTTTAGGAAGTTCTATTGCCATTAAAAACTAAATTTTATAGGCGTTTTCTCATCTGTTCGTTTGGGAACAGAATCATCTTCTCTTTTTGTTTCTCTTATTTTGCAAGGTATATTATTATATTCAGAATGATATAAAGTATAATCCGTTATTTGATCTGGAGCAGGAAGTTGAATTCACCACCCAACAGAACCATAAAAACCAAGATTTATAACTTGATTTGCAATTCCATATCTATTTTTACTCAAGATTACACTTCTATGCACTTGCCCAAGTGCATTATCACCAAGAATTCTATAACCTCGATATGTTGCTAATTTTTCTCTAAAAGGAAAAAATAATTGCATAACTACATCAGAATCTTGAGAAGGAGAACCACTATCCTTTAAATCATTTAATCCTGGTTCACTTAAATCTGCTTTTCTTCTATCCATTGAAGAAGATTCGCGATTTTGTTGCATTAATGCAATTCATGATAAAGGTAATCTTCTTTTTAAAGTTACCATATAAGAAGATGCTAAATCAATTTCTTGTTTTAGATTTCTTCCTGCTTGAACGTTCATTAATGCAAAATGATCAATGATTCCAATGATTAATTGTTTTGAATTATTAGGAATATAAAACTTTCTTCCGTTTTGTTCTTCAAAATGTCCAATAGTTTCTGCAAACTTTAAAGTTCTAGCGTAAAGTACATCTGCACTTACGTTAGTATCTACAACATCGATATATTCAATTATTGTAGAAAGTCACTTTTTAGCTTGTTTTAAATACTCATATTGTTCATCTGAAATTGGAGTTTCAAATGATAAAATATCATTGATCGTTAAATACACTCCAAATTCTTCAGCACAATATAGACTCATCAACTTAGCAAGTAATACATCTGCACCAATTTCCAAACTATAATATTGAAAATATATAGGAGCGTCTTTTCGCTCATTCTTCAAAATATTGTACATTATATACAATACAAATGAAGTTTTACCTACACTTGATGCAGCACCTACTAAATAATAACGATGTGGCTGAATTCCACCTATAAGTTTATCAATTTTTGGCAAACCTGTTGAAACACCAACATTATCGCCTTTCTTTCCTTTTTCAATTAGGGTTCATAATAATTCGAGATCAGTCATTATAGAGTTTCATACACATTAAATGTACTCTCCACCTGACCTTCCTGTGGATGATCTCTAAGATATGCTAATGCATCCCATCCATTACTGCAAACAAATTCAAGAATACCACTATTGATTTTATTATTCTCCTTTGCTCATTGTAGTATCTCCATAACCTCCTTATGTTTTTCGGGATTATGTTTTATTTGAGAACCATAATGAAAGAAGAAATCATCTAGTGAATTGAACTTCTTTGCTACATTCTTCAAAGGATATGTACGTCCTTGAACAGTTAAAAATGGAGGATACGCATCAAACAATTCTCTACCCATTTCTCCAGACAACTTTAATCAACCTTTTAAAAAGTTTTTATTGAATTCAATATCGTCTGGGTTATACGTATCGGGATTATAGTCTTTGTGAATTATACCTTTTTCTTTTAAGGATTCAAATAAATCCTTTAATTTTGACTTACCACCATTAGAAAATCATTTAACAAAATACTCTGGATGATCCTCCTCTTCTTGGGCTAAAAATGTGAGATAAACTAATAAAAGTTCATCGGCAGTAAGTCTATAGGATATCATTAGGTTTAATATGGTATCTAATTCCAATTTGTTGTTAAGTTAAACCTATTATTTAACAACATTCGAGTATACTTTAGGTATTTTAATGTTGGAATTTTGTTAAAATCTAAATGTTAAATCTTGAGAATAATTTCTTTCTCTAGTCTTAACATCTTCTCCAGCTAATATTCTATCTAGCTGTTCTTCATTTATTGTGACTATCTTAGACGCCCTACTATTAGTTAATCACTTAATCTCTTGTGTACCAGCGATAACTAATGTAAAGATTTCTGTAGTTTTACCTTCTTCAAATCGAATACTTCTTCCTACACGTTGTACTTTGCGAATTTTAGAAGAATCTGTATGTAAAATGACTTCAAGATTAATTCCATGTAAATCCAATCCTTGATCGGCTGATTTACTAGTATTTAAAACTCCTGATGAAGCATTATTAAATTCTTCTAAAATTTGTTTATTTTCTTTAGCTCTCTTTTGAGAATGTACCGTATATCCAATCCCAATATCTTCTGCCATTTTAATAGTAGCAGAAAATGTTATAGCTTTTTTATCTGAACGAGCATTAAGAATTCGTCTAGCAACTTCAAGTTTCTTTGGATGATTCATCACAAAATCCTTTCGCTTCTTCATCATTCTCATCCAATCCATTGCAATTGCAGCGGTTTTCTTAGCATCCAGACCCATCTTTTTAGATCAAGCATTACGTTCAATAGGATTAGTAGCCAATCTCATAGCTAAACCAAAGTCATAATTCATATACGAAAAATAACTATTAAACTTGCGAGTTCATTCGTTATATTCTGTTAGATCAACATTAAGTAAAACAACATATTCTTTATGTGGAGAAACTCATCCATTAGCTTCTGCTTCTTCAATAGTAATTTTATCACAAATTGGAGCAAATCGTTCAATAAGAAGATGTCGCATATCCAATCGTTCCATTGTCCCAGTCAAACATAATATAAATTTATAACTGACACATTGAAAAACATTAGCAAAAGTTTCTGCAGCCGCTAAATGGCATTCATCTATTATTAATAGATCGCAAGTCCAATCCAGCTTAATAACTGAATTAATAATCTCCACTCTCGCATTAAAACCAAGGCCTCTCTCATCAACATGTTGTATCCATTGATCCTTAAGGAATTGTGTAGGTACAACAATCAGAGTTTGTGCTTCTGGGTTTTTAGCAGTAAAAGCCTCTACAAGATTTAAAGCCACTCTTGTTTT